GCATGAGGCAGGCATCAGAAGTTATAGATAAGTTAGAGGAAAAGGGGGTCAACCCAGGGAAATTAGGCACCATATTGGCAGGAAGCAACTGGACAAATCCATTGGCAAGCAGCGAAGGTCAGCAATACATGCAAGGTCAACGCAACTGGGTGAGCGCGAACCTTAGAAAAGAATCCGGGGCCGCAATACCTGACTCAGAAATGGCAAATGAAATTAAAAAATACTTCCCACAGCCGGGGGATAGCAAAGAGGTCATAGCGCAAAAGAGACAAGCTCGTGCAGTAGCAGAAGAGGGGATGATGGTGCAGGCAGGTCCTGGGGCAAAGCAGGTTCCAGGCATCATCGATAGAACTAGGCCTAAATCATCCAAAGCTGCCGGTGGTATCAAATTCTTAGGGTTCGAATAATATGCCTATCGCACGCTTTCAAATGCCAGACGGCCGCATTGGCCGCTTCGAAGTACCAGACGGGACCACGCCAGAGCAAGCGCAATCCATGATTGCCTCGCAATTACCATCACTTGCGGATAAACCAAAAACCCAAGCCACCGCCGATGGCGCATCGGCCTACGACGCTCCTAAAACATATGACAGCATAAATGCTGGGAAAGCCCCGGTGGGCGAGGTGTTGCAGAACATAGGCAATATCGCGGCAGGTCTGGTGCGCGGGGCTGGGTCAATCGGATCAACATTGCTCGCCCCATATGATATGGCGAAAGATGCCCTCGCCGGGAAAGGTCTTTCACTTGAGTCGAACAGGCAGCGTCGCGCCGCAATTGACGAGGGACTGCAATCAATGGGGGCCGACCCGTCATCAATCAACTATAAGGCGGGCAAGCTTGGCGGCGAGATCGCCGGTACTGCCGGTGTCGGCGGCTTAATCGGGAATGCCGTCAGCGCTGGCGCAAAAGCCATTAGTCCGGCAGCAGCAGCGGCTGCAAACCCACTCGTCAACGCGCTGGCTAGCGGTGGCTTTAAGGCGGGGGTTACTCCTGGCGTGACCAATATGCTCACACGAATGGCGGGCGGCGCTGGTGCGGGCGGGGCGGCGGCAGGACTCATCAACCCGGATGACGCTGCTGGTGGGGCGGCTATTGGCGCTGCCTTGCCTCCTGCTTTGTCCGCTGTCGGTAAGACGTTGGGTTATGTCGGACGGGCTGCCGGTTCTGCGGTAAAGCCATTCACCACTTCAGGGCAGAATGAGATAGCAGGAGACATCGTCAATAAATTCGCCAAAGGTGGGCCTGTCTTTGTAGACTCGTCGCAGGTCGTCCCTGGCTCTGTGCCGACGCTAGCAGAGGCCACGGGGAATGCCGGTCTTGCGACGCTACAACGAGGTTTGAGGGACGTAAGGCCCAATGCGTTTATCGAGCGCGAGGCGAACAATGCGGCAGCGAGGAGTAAATTACTGGATAGCATAGCTGGCGACCAATCCCAATTGGATTTCTACCGAACTGACAGGTCAACAGTAGGGAAGCAGTTGTATGACACGGCATTAGACCAATCGGCGCAACAACCGTTGACGCCTTACCTGAAAGGGCAAATCACGCAATTACTCAAAAGGCCATCTATCACCGATGCAACCAAGACCGCCGAAAGATGGGCGCTGGAGCGTGGTGAGCAACCTTCAGGAGAAGGTAGCTTGCGTGCTCTGCATGACGTTAAAACTGCGATAGACGACAAGATAGCCGATTCTGTGAGAAACAACCAAGGAGGCGAGGTTGCCGCGCTGCAGGCGACAAAAGACAAGCTCCTAAACGTCATGGAAAAGCTGAGCCCGGATTATGCGGAGGCGCGCGCCACTTATTCCGCTATGAGTAAGCCCATCAACGCAATGGAGGCGTTGCAGGGATTGAAGCTAACGGATGCACGTGGGAACATCACGCTATCTCGCGTCAAGAATGCGATTGACGGTCTAGAAAAGCAAATAAACGCGCCTGGCATCAACGCGGCAAAGGACATCACGTCTGAGCAACTGGGGGCACTGAAGGCCATAAAAAGCGATTTGCTCCGGGCTGACAACACGTCTCTCGGCAAGTCGATTGGCTCCAACACGTTCCAAAATATAGCAACAGATAACATGCTGGCGTCTCTTTTGCCTGGGCCCATCGGCGACTTCGCACAAGGGAAGGTTGGCGGCGTCTTGGGGCAGGCCGGGAAGCTGTTATACAGCGGCCCGAATGAAGCGATCAGAAACAGGCTGGTAGATATGGCGCTTAACCCACAATTGGCCGAACCAGCGCTCTCTAGCTCTATTTTTGGCAAGCCAGCGGTACCGCAAAACATCTTAATGAGGCTGGTCAATAATCCTTCTCTTCGCTCGACGATTTATCGCGCCGCTCCTGCCATAGCAACTTCCCAGTGACGAACGAGTAAATGAAATTAACTGCCCCGGCTAAACCGACAAGTACGAGGAATTTGATTATCAAGTAGTCGATGTAATCCATCCCACTAATGTAGCACAGCCCTGCTAGTCAGGGCTTTTTTACGCCTTAAGGAAACGCAATGCCGATTGTCCCTTTATTCGGTTTAGGTCAAGAAGGTAAGAGTCCTGTGGTCACCGCGCAAAGACATTTGAACCTGTACGCGGAAATGACGCCAGGATCAGAGAAAGGCCAATTCGCGCTCTATGGCACGCCTGGGCTCGCCCTGTTCACGTCGTTCGGTAGCACCCCAGTGCGCGGCGGATTGGCTTATGGGGACTACATCTACTACGTGCACCGTGGGACGTTCTGGCAAGTAGATAACTCTGGCGCAAAGGTCAGCAGAGGCACCATCGGCACCACCTCCGGAAGGGTGGAGATGGCCTGCAACGGTCAGCAGGTAGGTATCGTTGACGGCGACAACATGTATTGCTACACCATCGCCACGCATGCCTTCGCGATTGTCTCGTCCGGCCTGTTTGCCGACCCCATTGGCATCACGTATCAAGACGGGCGTTTTATCGTCTGCTTTGCCGATTCCGGACAATTCCAAATTTCAGCACTGTACGACGGCACCACCTTCGATGCCTTGGATTTTGCCACTGCAGAATCAAGCCCGGACAATCTCTTGCGGGTGATGGCTGATCATGGGGAAATCGTCATGTGTGGGGATTCGACCGTGGAGTTTTGGGGCAATAGCGGCGGTCAGGACTTCCCCTACTCAAACATACGTGGCGCGACGCTTGAGTTCGGCCTAGCCGCGCCGTGGTCGCTCGTCAAATACAATGACTCGCTGGCTGGCCTGTTCAGAAACCGGATGGGGCAGGTGCAAGTCATGATGATGGCCGGTCATGCCCTGCAAAAGCTCAGCACGCCGGAGATAGATAGTCTCATCAATAGCTATGGCGTGGTGTCAGACGCGACGGCTTACGCCTACATGCTGGGCGGCCACCCCATGTTCCAATTGAATTTCCCCAGCGCCGATAAATCATGGCTGTATGACGCCACCACCCAACTATGGTCATCACTCGAATCGGGTTTGAGTGGCGGGCGTCATAGAGGCGAAATCCACCTGGATTTTTTGAACAAGCCACGCGTCACAGACTATGAAAGCGGGAATGTTTATACCATCGACCCCGATACATACACCGACAACGGGCTGCCGATTCCACGCGAGATCATCACTCGCCACATGATGCAAAACTTCAAACGCCAGTCGATTTCATCCCTGCAGGTGGATATGGAGACTGGAGTTGGACTCGTCAGCGGGCAGGGCGACAACCCGCAAGTCATGCTGCAAATCTCTAAAGACAATGGGCGGACCTGGGGCAATGAGTTATGGCGACCCATGGGGAAGATAGGGCAGTACTATAGCCGCGTCGTATGGCGGCGGCTGGGCATGGCTTATGACTGGGTGTTCAAGCTGAGGATCACTGATCCTGTAAAAGTGGTATTATGTTCTGCATCTATTGAAACGTCAGGGGGGCTCATAAATGACTAAAGCAGCTGATTTAACAGGGAAGGTGTTCAATCGGCTGACGGTTGTAAAAAGGGCGGAACGAAACACAGCGGCAGGAAAAGCGCTCTGGGTATGTAAATGCATTTGCGGCTCAGAAGTAGTGGCAACTGGGAATCACTTAAGCAGTAATCACACGAAATCTTGCGGGTGCCTGAAGGCAGATAGAGATAAGAGCGCAAAATACATTTCTCACGGCCATGCGCGGAGAGGTGAGCATACTTCTGAATACATGGCATGGCATGGAATCATTAGCAGATGCAACAACCCAAATGTAAGGAACTGGCATTCTTATGGCGGACGCGGCATAACGGTCTGCGAAAGATGGATGAAGTTTGAAAATTTCATTGCTGATATGGGGTCGCGTCCAGCAGGGATGAGTATTGAGCGAGTAGACAACAATAAGGGTTATTCACCAGAAAACTGTATTTGGGCGAGCAAAAAGGCGCAGGGCAACAACCGCAGTACGAATCGCTTCTTTACGTACAATGGGGAGCGATTGACGCTGACACAGCTCTCAGAAAAGTATGATGTGCCTAATTCAGTATTGTCTGGACGAATACGCCGTAATTGGCCCATTGAAAGTGCCATAGAAACACCTGTTGCAAGGTAAAGAGAATTAAGCAAAACAAAGCCACCGCTATGGTGGCTTTGTTATTTTGAGGATAACAATGAATAACGCTCCTCCGATCCAAGAGCCGGCTGGAAGCAGGTGGTCAACGGCGTGGGCAAATTGGTTCCAGCAAGTGTTTTCCTGCCTGCCGTGGCGCAAAGGGTTCTCGGCAGTGGCGACGCTGGATTTCCCCTCAGTCGCGGCGCACACAGAACAATCCTTGACTATGACTATCAGTGGGGCGCGCATCGGCGATGCTGCCACCGTTTGCCCATCTGCGCACACCCCGGGGATTATTTACAGCGCCGTCATCACCGCCGCCGATGCCGCAACCATTTACGCCCAAAACTACACCGCTGGCGCAATTGATCCCGCCTCTACCAACTTCCGCGTCATCGTCTTCCAGAACTAGGAGCCACAATGCCATCAGTCCGACTATCACCGCTTTACAATGATCAGACCTTCATCCCAACGACCAACACTCCCGCCTCTGGCTACAAGCTATTCACCTATGTCGCTGGGTCCTCGACCAAGCTGGCGACCTACACCAATAGCACGGGAAGCACGCCACAATCGAACCCTATCATATTGAATGCAGCGGGCCAGCCAGACCACCCCATTTGGCTGGCTGCCGGGCTATCTTATAAGTTCGTTCTGACCTCGCCAAACGACACCGATCCGCCCGCCTCGGTCGTCAAATCGTTTGACGACATCTCCGGGGTGAATGACTCCAGCAGTTCGGTCAGCCAATGGCAAAGCTCTGGCGTTACACCAACCTATGTGAGCGTATCATCGTTCACCGTCCCCGGCGATCAGACGAATGAATTCCACACCGGACGACAAGCGCAATTTACCGTCGCCAGTGGCACGGTGTACGGCACGATTGCTTCGTCGTCCTACGGCGCGCCAGACACGACTGTGACCATGGCGATGGACTCTGGGGATGAATTAGACAACGGATTAACGAGTGTTGAACTTAGCATACTGCGGGCAGACCATCCTGCCATGCCTGCGACTGCCATTAGCCAGTGCCGTGGCCTGACAGGAACCGTCAACGCGGTAACCCCACTCAGCAAATTCGACCTTTCTGCCGATGCCGTGGCGCTGCGTAACCTGGGTGGGGCGACACTATCCCGCTATAACACCGGCACGCTCACATGTGATATTAGCCTCGCAGGCCCGCTCGCCAATGGGCGCGACCAAGCCGATGCCTTCGACGCGGATTCGTGGATTTACCTGTATTTCATTTGGAACGGGTCAACTTTGGCGACGCTGGCAAGCGTGGATTCGCCTTCTGATTTCGACGGCTCGACACTTCCGCCTGGGTATACCCATTGGGGGTTTGCCACTACATTGCGGCTTGATGTGTCTGGCGACTTGGTGGAGTCTGTCGTCAACGGTAGTTGGGTGTTCCCGGTGCCTGTGCGTGTGGTGGACGCTGGCGTGGCGCTTACTTATACCTCGGTGGACTTGTCGGACGTTTGCCCACCCAATACGGTGAACGCCCGCATTGCGTTCCAGCTTGCCTTCGTACATAACACAGCCAATGTCACGTTTGAATTGTTCGTCCGGCCGGGAGGCGCATCCAATGCTGGGTTGGCATTATGCGAAATTGTCACACAAGTTAATGGGAACTCGAACAAGTACCTTAACACATCCGACATTCCCCTTGGCGATGCGCAAGACCTAGAGTATTACATCAAGAATAGCGCACCCTCTGGGACTGGGGGCGCTTATATAGACGTTTTCGGTTACTCAGTCCCGAATGGAGATAATTGACTTCCCATCATTGCCGGTAATTTATAGGGGAACATAAATATGAACGCGTTCAAGAACAACATCATCCAGATATTAATCGCGCTAGATCAGCTCGCAAATGTGGTCCTCGGCTTCATCATCAACCCGTGGAGTGATGAGAATTGGGCCGACGAATCGATGTCATGCCGAGCGGGTAGGCTGGGAGACCGCTACCCATATAAGATTTTCAGAATCATTATTGACGGTCTCGCCTACCCACTACAAGGGCCAAATCACTGCCGCAATGCGTATCTCAAGGAGCTGACGCGCTATAACATGCCCCCTGATATGAGGTAGCAAGACAAGAGGTAACGCCCACCCACGCCCAAGCCGCCATCCCATTGGCGGCTTTTTTGTCGCGTTAGTGGTTACTATTATGTTGGTTCATTGATATTATGCAATAGTTAATGGTTGTTATTATGATAGGTGAACCAGGAATAAAGGTGCGAGCTATGCCTAATATTGACCCAAATTTGCAAAAGGAAGCCGTGAAAGAGGCCCTTAAGGAATGGTTAGACGACCAATTCCACGAAAGCTGTGCCTCATTCGGCAAGTGGGCAATTAAAAGCATTCTGGCAGCGGCATTCTGTGGTCTCGTTTATCTAGCACTTATCGGGTTTGGGTGGCACAAGTGAACAAGAGCGAATTAGCTGGGCAACTCGTTATAGACGAGGACATCAAACTTAGGCTTTATCGAGACACGGTAGGTAAGCTCACCGGAGGAGTCGGGCATAATTTTGATGACTTGGGGATCAGCAGAGCGGCGGCTATGTTCATTCTTGACGAGGACATAGACATAGCATGCGCCGAACTAGATAAAGCTTTGCCATGGTGGCGGGGAATGTCTGAGCAGCGCCAACAGGCAATCGCCAACATGGCTTTTAACATGGGCGTCCCTAAGCTTCTTGGGTTTAAAAACACGCTGGCCGCAATGAAGGCGGGTGACTATGAATCTGCCGCTAATGAAATGCTCAACTCTAAGTGGGCAACACAAGTCGGCGAGAGGGCAAAGAGGCTAGCGAAAATGATGAGAAATGGGTGATTGCAGAGTTATCGACCTAGCCGGTTTCCGGCAAAGGGTGGGCAAACAGAGCGGCGCAAGACTTAATCTACGCAGCGGGGGATTTATGACTGTGCCAGAAGCCATGATTGATTTCTATTTTGCGTGCGTCATCGCTGCGTTCTTCATAGTGCCATATTTGGCTATAAAGGACAGGAAATGAGCTTAGACCCGATCACAGCATTGCTCGATATCGGGGGGAAAGTCATCGAGCGGATATTCCCAGACCCCACGCAAGCCGCGCAAGCCAAGCTGGAACTCTACAAGCTGCAGCAATCTGGCGAACTGGCGCAGATAACGGGACAGATGGAAATCAACAAAACGGAAGCGGCCAATGCTTCCGTTTTCGTTTCCGGGGCAAGACCGTTCATCATGTGGATTTGCGGCTTCGGCCTTGCTATGCAATTCATCGTTTCTCCCCTACTGACTTGGGGCGCTGCGTTGCTAGGCAAGACAATCGCGCTCCCCCCTTTGGACATGGGGACACTCCTCACACTTTTATTAGGCCTTTTAGGGCTTTCTGGCATGCGGACTTTTGAGAAGCTTAACGGGGTGGCATCTAAATAATAAGGGGTGCGGCGATGGGCTGGATTCTCTTGATCGTTTATCAGTTCGGAACATTTTCGATAGTGGTCGATGATTTTGAGACATGCCGCGTGACTCAAGCACTGAACAAGGAGTACTGGAAGCAAGCGGGTATAACCGCTCAATCGAAATGCGTAAGGACGGCAAGAATATGACGCGCAATAAAAAAGAAACTCCTAGCGTAGCGACTGCCGAGTATTGCGGCAACTGCAGATTCTTCAAGTCACTTGAGGCAGGCCAAGGCGTTTGCAGACGCCACCCGCCAATGTCTGAGCTAATTGATGGGGAGGTTATGTCATTCACTCCGTTAGTCAACCCAGGAGGCTGGTGTGGTGAACATCAGTTTCCTTACTCAAGTTGATATGTTAAAAATCATCTTGCTCGATATCGAAACATCGCCGAGGGTGCCGCTCATTTTTCAAAGCCTTCTCGCACAGATTGACAACGTGCTGCGGCTCCAAAGCTGCTTTTGACCCTCTTTCAAGATCGAATGCCGCCCAGGTTTGAATCACGCACAATGCCGACCTCATGTCTTCAATCTCAGCGGCCAATAGCGGAAACAGTAATTGGCAAACGCATAGCACGACGCTCTGACAGTTGTTGCTCTTTGTGGGCCTGAAGGTCATACACCTCCATCACTCTTTGCATCTCTCCCGGGGATTTATATTTTTGTAGACATTCACTCGCTGTGTTTACAAAAACTGGATAGTCTTCGTGATCGAAGGTGTCGCAAATCACAAGCATGTGAGACGCGCCCTTAGAGACACCTTCATCAAACCATGCTGCAATATCTTGCTTGCTAGTCATGCTTATCCCCCGATGCACGGCCAATAGCGGCAGCGGCGCGACGCTTCATCAACCATGTATCTACCCACATATAGGCAAAAAGCAAAGCGGCTATCGTCATGAAGAGTGCTGCCAAGGCCAATGCAATAACATCGCCCAATGTCCAGACAAATACGTGCGTCATGTCATTTATCTCCCGATGCGCGGCGTAGAAGGGCGCGTGATTGCCAGTATTCCGTCAAAGCGTTAGCGATCATTTCTCCTATCTTGTCTTGCAACTGCTCAGGTTGTTCCATGTATGAGATGCGCCCCCATCCGCGAACTCGGATTTCTTCAGGCAATGAAGAGTCTCCAACCATGTGCCCGGATGAGTCGAAAACATAACCACGCTCAAACTTGAATGGCGGCGTATAGATTGATAGTGCGCGCGTTTCCTCATCACTCAAGCTTGTTTCCATGCGTGGAGAGCTGGCAGCGCGGGATACCATACCGAACTCATCCTCGCAATGGTCAGTCGTCGAGCCTTTCTCAGCAGCTGATACGTTGCGCCATTCAGCCTCAATCAGCAATCCGCCCGGGAAGAATCTCGCTTCGTTCGCGTCCTTCTCAAACGCCTCCCGCTCAGCTTGCTCTGGTTGCTGCTCTGGCTGCGAGGCGGCGCAAATCTCAACTGCCATACGATAAATATCCTTGATGGTGTCCCACCCAACATAAACAACATGCGACATCGTTCCTGAGCCTTCGCAAACTTCACATTCACCTTCGCTATCTCCGTAGCCGTTGCACTCGATGCAAGGCATTTCGATGGTTTTTTTGAACTCTCCAATCAGTGCGGACTTTGCGCCGTTCTCGGCGGTCAATGACTTCGGCATCAAAACAAACAATGAATCGTCATAAGTGATTGTCTTGATCATTTGGAGTCCTTGTGAGTGTTTGGCAAAGCTGACGGAATACCTCAGACCTGTTGGTCTCATCTTCAAGTTCAACCACGGTAGAGTCTCCGCTTGGAGACTCGATAATCCAATCGCCGTATTTGTAGTCGAACTTTATACGCCAGCCTTCCGGCACACCCGCAGCATGCGCGGCGCTATTTTCTGATAGCTGGATAGGCCCAAGAGGAACCCATGGCCCTCTTTCCGGGCGATCAAAGCAGAAGTTGTTTATTACATCCTTCGCCCCTTCACGCATCCACACAACAGGCTCCGCAGCAGGCGGGGCGCTGGATTTGCCGCATGTTTGGCATGCATTCGGCCCATAGCCCATATTGAGTTGTTGTGCTTGATCTGCTAGTTCTTGTAAAGGATCGGCAGGCGCGGCGCTGGCGGCTTCTAACTTGTCACGTAACGCATTCAATCTCGCTTCAATCCTCCCTTGCGCTATTCCGGCATCTGTGCAAATAATATGCGCCAGCGTTAGCCATGGCGCATTATGATCAGCATCGGCGCTGGCGGCTTGCATAACAGCACGGGCGAAATCGATCAGCGTGTAATGCATATTCTCACGTTCCAATCGTTTAGTAATTTCTGCTATCTCTCCATTAGTAAGTTGCATACCATTCCTCATCTCAACAAGTCTCTGATTGACTTCATTACATCAATTTGCGGCGCTGGCTTTTCTTCCGGCTCCCAGCAAGAATCGTCTTCTTCTTGATTCATTGGATTGCCGGGGTGCGTACATGACGAACATGGTGGCGATATATGACAACAGCAGCTGCCATCGCGGCCGTACTCGCTAACAAATTCAGCTCGCTCTTCTTTCGCTTCGGCCGTAAGCACTCGATACATATTCATTCCTCTGTTATTAGCGCTCATAGAAGCGTCACACGGCGATTAGGGAACAGAACTACCGACATAATTGGATAGTCCAGCACTTCATCCAGAGTCACTTTGTATCCGTTAACAATAAGTGCGCCGTTGCCAATCCATCGCCGCAGTTCACTATTGCTGGCCGTTCCAACTTTCGGCCCTTCCTTGGTTTGGAACTGGCAGATGGCATGCAACTGCTTCAGATATTCAAGTGCAGTCACTTCCCGCTCTCCTGTGGCTTCTGCTGCTCTAG